CTGGAGCTCTTGGAACAAATTTAATAGTTTCTGGTATCACTGATTTGTTATCACCTGATCCCAAACCTTTTAACTCACAAAGACAAGAAGATCCTCAAGACCCTAATTATTCTTTTTCTGGACTTTTAAATAATTCAAAACAAGGTGTTCCGATTAATATTGTTTATGGTGAGGTTTTAGTTGGAAGTACTGTTGTCAGTTCTTCAGTGGATTCATTTCAAGTTGTAAACGAGGAGTCTTAAAGATGTTTGGTGGCGGTTCAGCTTCAGGTCCAATTGGAGCAATAAGAGAAGTTTTTGGAATAATTGATGGAGATAAATTAAAATCTATAGATTTTGGTACAGTAGTTGATGTTTTAGCAGAGGGTCAGATTGAAGGCAGTGCGACAGCAAGTAAAGCTGGCATTACTGACAAAACCAGTACTGCATACAACAATGCTTTTCTCAAAGATTTATTTTTAAACAAAACAGCTGTTTTACAGGCTGATGCTGATAATACAAACCCAGCAGACTCAGAATTTAACTACCAAAAAGATTTAATTAGATTTGAATTTCAAGATGGTACAGCAAATAATAGAGTTCTTTTTGCTGCACAACAACAAAGCAGTGAAGTTATTACAGGAGACAAAGGACAAGAATGTACTTTTCCAGAGGGTGGATCTGCAACGCCTAGATCAGCAACTATCAGTGATGTTCGGATTGATACAGTTCAAGTAAAAATTAAATTCGATCAATTTTTTAAATTAAATACTGAAGATGGAAATAGAGAGTCAACTTTTGTTCGGGTACTAATTAAAGTAAATCCAAATAATGGGTCACAAGTCACAGTAATTGATGAAAAAGTAAGGGGCAAAAGTTTTAACCCATATTCAAGAGATTATGGTATTGATCTTAGAGAATTGAGTGGATACAACACAAACACCTCTGGAGCCTCTGGATCATTTTTTCCAATAGTTGTAAGTGCGCAAAGAGATAACAGCACTGGTGATACCAATACTTTTAATACAATGCGATTAGCAGAGGTAAGGCAAATTATAAGAGAGCCTAACAATTATCCTAATATTGCTTATACAGCTTTAAGGTTTAGCTCTGAATTATTCCAAAGCTCGCCAGCAAGATTTTTTAGAATAAGAGGAAAGCTTGTAAAAATTCCTCACAATTCAACAGTCGATTTAACAAATGGTAGGTTAATCTACAGCGGGACTTTTAATGGCACTTTTAAAACAGATAAGGCTTGGACAAGCGACCCAGCTTGGATTTTATATGATCTTCTTTCAGATACTACAAGTGGGTGTGCGATTCCTGAGTCTGAATTAGATCCATACACTTTTTATGGTGTTAGTACATATTGTAGTGCTTTAGTTGATGATGGAAACGGAGGCCAAGAGCCACGTTTTTCAATTAATGTAAATATCAACAACAGACGAAATGCTATAAACCTTATCAAAGATATTTGTTCTGTGATGAGAGCAGTTCCATATTATGAAGAAGGAACTATAAAAATAGTACAAGATGCTCCAAAAGATCATGCAAATCCTAGTGACTTAAGTTTTGATTATGTTTTGAATAATGCAAACGTAAAAAATGGCGAATTTGTTTATAGTGGTACATCATCTAAAACTAGATTTAATGTTATTAATATTTCTTATTTTGATTTAGAAACTCAAGAAATTGATTATGTAACTGTCAAAGACACTGATGCTCAATCAAAATATGGAACACAAACAAAAACAATAAATACTTTTGGCACTACCTCAAGGGGAATGGCACAAAGAGTCGGTAAATGGTTTTTGCATACTCAACAAAATCAAACGGAAACTGTTGTTTTTGAAACAAATATTGCTGCTGGCTCTATATTAAGAGTAGGTGATATTCTTGGAATTGCAGATAGATTAAAAAGTTCTACAAGAAGAGGTGGTTTAGTAAAATCTGCAACAACTACAAAAATCACTTTAGATGATACATCACAAACTAATTTGCCAGATATAAGTGACAGTCCCACTATTTCTTGTCTGTTAGAAACAGGACTTGTTGAGACAAAAACAATAACTAATTATACAAATCAGAATGAAGTTGTAGTTTCAGACAATTTTTCTTCTATTCCTGTCACTAATAGTCCTTATATTTTAAGTTCTGGAGAAATAAGTGTTCAATCATTTAAAGTCGTTGACATCAAAGAAAATCCAAAAAAAAGTTTTTCAATTACAGCAATAAATTTTGACCAAAATAAATACGCTGCTGTTGAAGATGGTGAACAACTACCAGCTAAAAATATAAGTATTCTCACAAGTATTTTGCCCTCTCCCAACATAGTAGATGGTTCAGATGGAACAAAAGCTATTCAAGAGACAATCGTGCTAAACAATAATAGACCTGTGCCAAAACTTTTTATTGACTGGCAATCTGTTGAAGGAGCGTCTGGGTATCAACTTATATATACAAAAGATGACGAAAATCCAGTTGTTGTAAATACTCAAGGATCAGAGTTTGAAATTTTACCCTCTGAGGCTGGAACTTACAAAATTCAAATATACACTTTAAATTCAAATGGAGAACGCAGTGCAAGTCCTACAGAAACAACTATTAATACTGCTGGTTTAACTGCTCTTCCAGAAAATCCAACAAATCTAGAAATTGAACCTATTAACAATTCACAAGTAAAATTATCATGGACAAAAACAACAAGTCTTGACGTTGAATTTGGTGGAGCCTGTGTCGTAAGACATTCTCCAGACACATTATCATCAGCAACTTTTTCTAACTCAACAGACTTAAGTGAAAATATAAATGGTTCAACTAATGAAGCAATACTACCAGCTTTGACAGGGACTTATTCTTTGAAATTCCGTGATTTGGGTGGTAGGCTTTCAGCTACAGAGGCAAAAGTTGAACTTTCTTTGCCTGAAATGGCAGACGAATTATTAGTTTTAAGTCAAAGAGAACAGACTGCATTTAGTGGCAATAAAACAAATGTAACTGTAAGTTCAAATGCTTTGCAATTAACAAATCCAGCGACTAATTTAACAGGAACTTATGAGTTTGCATCTGTTTTAGATTTTGCTGCTGTGTTTCAAAATATAAGACTTAAAAGACATATAAAAACTTCAGGGTTTTTTGTATCAGATCAATTTGACTCAATACCAGATTTAGATGCTCGATTAAATTTTGATGGTGCTGGTAGTGATCGAATAAAAAGCAAATTGCAAGTCTTAACATCACAAGATAATTCAAGTTTCACTACAGAGCAAAACTTATTCAATGGGTCTTTTAGTGCTAGAGCTTTTAAATTTAAGAGTAATATTATTTCTGTTGATGTTAATGAAAATTTAAAAATTACTGAATTAGGTTTTGACGCTTTCTTGCCATCAAGAACAGAAAACAAATATCAATCTAGTGGGAACATTATTTCAACCCCTTTACAATCAACAACAAGTGCAAGCGGTCTTGATGTTGTGTTTGGAAAACCATTTTTCACTGGTACAACTGCTATAGGTGGTTCAACAACTGCGTTTTTACCATCAATCGTTATAGCTCCAGAGGATATGCCTAGCGGTGCTTTTTACGAATTAAGTGGCATTGATGGAACAGGCTTTACAATAATATTCAAGAACTCATCAAATACACCCATTGATGTGAAATTTACATTTCAAGCGTTAGGATATGGCAAGGGGGCCTAAGTAAATGACAAGAGTTAATTCAACTGGCAAAGAGACTGCAAGCAATTTCTCACCTGATAATGGAACAGGTCTTGAAGTTCGTACAGCTTTAAAAGATATTTTGGAGTCACTTAGAACCGTTAACAGTGCTGCTGGTGATCCATCTGGTGCGGCTAACCTTGCAGCTTATCAATTACATATCAATACAAGTAATAACAAATTAAAAATAAGAAACGCTGCTAATTCTGACTTTGTAGAATTAGGGGACGTTAGTCAGACTAATTTCGGTTTTTTATCAGCATCAGGAGGCACACTTACTGGCGTACTAGCTGCCTCTGCTGGATCTGCCTCTGCTCCAGCTTTGCATTTTGGAGACAGCACTACTGGGCTATTTAAAAAAGCAAGCAATCAAATTGGTTTATCATTTTCTGGTACTGAAAAATCATTTTTCGATCAAAATGGATTGACTTTACAGGCTCAATCAGATTTACGTTTTGCTGATTCGGATTCAAGCCATTATGTAGGCTTTCAAGCACCAGCAACAGTTTCCTCAAGCCTTACATGGACTTTGCCAGCTACTGATGCCGCTGTATCTGGTTATGCTCTTGTATCAAATGCCTCTGGTACTTTGTCATGGGCTGCCGCTGGTGGTGGGGCAGTCGGTAATGGCACAAATGAAATTTTCTGGGAAAATGACCAAATAATAACTGGCGACTATTCAATAACTAATGGTAAAAATGCTGGAAGTTTTGGCCCTATAACTATACAAAGCGGCACTACGGTAACAGTCGGTGCAGGGGAAACATGGACTGTGGTATAAAAGTGTATATAATAAATTTAAGGTTATAAAGCTATGAGTACAATTAAAGTAAACAGTATTATTCCAGTTGCGGGAGTGCCGACAGGTGGTGGTGGTGGAATTATTCAGACAGTACAAACAGTTAAGACCAGTCAATTTGCTTATATTGGGGTTGATACATGGGTTGCTATAACTGGACTTACTGCAAATATAACTCCAACTTCAACCTCTAGTAAAATAATGATAGATGTAATGATAGGAACTCAATCAGCTTGGCAAGATAATTACGGTATTTTTTACAGACTTTATAGAGGTGGGTCAAATTTAACAACGGCTATTGGTGATGCTGATGGTTCAAAAACTAGATGTCTTGCATCAAGTCGTAATTACAATAATTCAAACTATCAATCAGTTATTATGAAATTTCTAGATTCTCCAAGTTCAACCAGTCAACAAACGTATGCAATTTATGGGCTTTTAGAAGATGGGGGCGACAGGTTAGTTGTTAACTCAAGTGGTGGCTATTTAACAACAAATGATGATGATGTTCCCGCAGCTATTTCAACCATTACTCTTACTGAGGTATCAGCATGACTTACGATATAGAAGCAATTATTAAAGCTTATTCTGGAACAGTTGTTTGTGTTGATGGTGACGAAGGAGCTTTTGATAAAGATGGTAATAAAATATCTTTAGATCAAACCAAAATAAATGCTGCAAGAGTTGAACTAGATAAAGAATATGCAGAAACCCAATATATTAGAAATAGGACAAGAAAAGGGACTACAAAATATGCAAAAATTGAAGATCAGCTTGCAATGTTATATGACGATATGCTTGCTGGCAAATTAGATTCAACAGGTACATTTTTTGCTCATAACAAAGCTGTTAAAGATGCAAACCCGAAATCTTGAGGTGTCATCATTACTACTTTCATGTATAATCTAATTAAAAACTGACTATGGGATTAGATCACCAAGCCATAAGAAAAGCTTATCCAAATGCTGTTTCAATAGATGATAGTGCTGGTGCTTTTGATGCAAGCGGTAACTCTGTAAATTTAGATCAAAGTAAAATAGACGCTGCAAGAGTTGAACTGAATACGGCTGCGGCTGCTATCAAATATCAGACTGATAGAACAACTGATGGTTCAACTACCTATGCTTCTATAGGAGATCAGTTAGATATGTTATATAAGGATATAGTTGCTGGAACTGTCACAACATCTGGCACATGGGCTACTCATATCAAAGCTGTAAAAGACGCTAATCCCAAGCCATGAGTACATTAAAAGTTAACGCTATAACTGAAGTTGATGGTTCAGCTTTTCCATTAGGTAAAGTCTTACAAATAGTTCAATCAGTAAAAACTGGAACAACTAGCACCACAGACTCAAATTACAACCCAGGAACAGATACAGGATTAAATGTTACTATAACTCCATCTTCAACAAGTAATAAAGTTTTAATTTTAGTAAATGCGAACTTCGCTGGAAGTAGTTGCAGAGTTAATCCTGTTTTAAAAGATGGATCTACAGCTTTTACTTTTGGTGTAGGTAATGATGGTCTAATGGATTATGGATTAGGTAATTCTGATACAGACCCTTTAAGATTTAGTTTTTCATATTTAGTAACCCCAGGAGATACAAGTGCTCATACCTATAAATTATTTTTCTCAAAGCATGGTGGAAGTGGAACTGCATATTTTAATTATGCAAGTGGGACAAATCAAATGTCAGTAAGTACAATGACAGCAGTGGAGATAGCAGCATGAGTCAGCTTAAAGTCAATTCAATCGTTCCTGTCGGTGGTTTACCAAGTGGTGCTGCTGCTGGTGGAGTGATTCAAGTTGTAACCGCCTCAACCACCACTGCGGTTTCACAATCATATAGTAGTGCAGGAACTATTGTTACAACTATTACTGATACTGGATTAACTGCTTCGATAACTCCAAGTTCAAGCTCAAGTAAAGTTTTAGTAATGGTTCGGCAGCAATATGCTTTTGGTTACGATAGTGACAGTGATTTACAAGTGCACTATAACTTTGTTGTTAGAGATAGTTCCAATAACATCTTGCATGGAGCAATAGGTAACGGAAGTGAAGGTTCTCA